AATAGCTCCAAAGAGTCCTCCTATAGAGGCTACAAAACCTGCTATTAATGGTAGGTTAGCAGGAAATGGTGCAGCTGCTGCAGACTTAACCGTACCTGCAGCTCCATCTACTACAGCTCCAGAGGCAGCTAAAGCAGCTTTCTTAGTAAATAAGCCTAGGTTAATGCCTGCCTCCTTAATAGCTAGTACTTGCTTAGCTACTAAAGCAGCTTTACCTATACCAGTCTCCGCATTAGTAAGTCCTGTTATAGCGTCTAGAGTTCCTTTACGTGCAGCTATCCTACCTTTAGCTAGTTTAGACTCTCCGTCTAACTCTTTCTTAGCAGCGTCTAGTTTAATATCTAAAATGGCCTGCTCTTTATCAGCTATAATAGCTTTCTCCAGTTCTGCTTTTTCTGTCTCGTTTAACTGTAAAGTCTCTAGCTCCAGTAAATGCTCCTGAGTTTTACGCTCTAGCTCTACCAGTCTTAGCTCCTCTTTCTCTAGTAAAAACTCATCTCTAAGCTCTCTAAGTTTGGCTACTCTCTCAGCCTCCTGCTCTAGCTCTTTCTCTGCAGCCTCCTTATCTACCTTAGCCTGCTCTGTAGCCTTAGCAGAGTTATCTGCTATCTCTACTTTATTATCAGCCTGTACTGCAGCTCTATTACGTTTAAGTAATCCCTCTCTTTCTGCTACTATTGAGCGTCTAAGGTTTATACTCTGAGTTTCTATCTCATCTACCTTAGCCTGCAGCTCAGCGTTAGCTCTAATCTCATCTCTGGTAGACTCTCCTAGGTCTGTCTGAGCCTGAGATATACGAGCTCTCTCTTTAGCTATCTCTAGAGCGTCTGCTAGGTTAGCTTTCTCTAGCTCTCCTGCCTGAGCTAAAAGGTCTGCTCTCTCAGTTAGAGACCTATTCTCCTCCTTAGCTGCTAGCCTAAGCTCAGCTAATTGCTTTAACCTTTTAGACTTAGTAGTTATAAGGCTAATCTCCTTATCCTCTACAGCCTGTAAAGCTTTCTCTAAATCAAAAGCAGCGTTAGCCTCGTTAGCTATCTCGTCTCCTATACCTTTCATGGCCTCCTGTAAATCCTCAAAGCCTCCTTTAAAATCTCCAGAGAAAAACTTAGCAAAGGCTGAGCCTGTAGCAGATATTCTGTCAGTAATTACAGCCAGAGCTGCTTTAAGTCCTGCCATTGCTTTACTAACAAAGTCCGTACCTTTCTGAGTATTGGCTAACATACCTACAAGAGAGCCTAAGACTACTACGATAGCTCCAATACCTGTAGCAATCAAAGCAAACTTTAAGACCTTTAGAGCTCCGCTAAAGCCTGTAGTAGTAGCTGAGGCTGCAGCCGTAGCTGCTGTATTAGCCTGCTGAGCTCCTTTAAATGTATTAAGTAAGTTCTTACCCTTAGCCAGAGCTCCGTTAAATAATCTCATCTGAGGAAATATACCCTCCAGAGCAGAGCTATAGTTACCTACGTTCTGGAATTGTTTTTCCTGAGCTGAGCTATTAGTTTTAATAAACTTTGTGTTAGCGTTTATCTTATCGTTAATCTTAGCTACCTGAGCTGCTCCCTCCTTAGTACTGGTATTAATTTGGTTACGTATCTCCTTTAACTTTTTATTGTTCTTAGCAGCATCGTCTAAGCTCTTAACCTCCTTATTGAGTTCTGCATTATGCTTTTTCTCAGCGTCAGTTACAGCTATAAGTATTTTTTGCTGAGCTGTATACTCCTGCTTTAAAGTTTTAAGCTTGGCCTCGTTTTGTACGTACCCTTTGCTGAGCTCATCTCCTGAGATTTTTAATACCTTATTAGCGTCTGAGGTAGCTTGTATAGCCTCCTTAGTTTTTACCATGCTATCTACTAATCCTTTAGAGTCAATATTTAACTCTGCAATTTTAATTTTTTCTGCCATAATTCTAAGCGTTAAAGTTTCTAATTTCTATTAGTTTTGCTGTAGCTCCGTTCTCTCTTATCTTAACAGTATCTAAATAATAATACCTGCCAGTTTGTCTGAAAAAAATAAGTCTGCCAAAATCTACCTGTTTAAAATCTACTATATCTAAATCCAAAGTAACTGAGATAGCTTTATAAAAGTTTAACAGGTCATTTAGATTAGCATAGTACGTATTAAAAAAGTACTGGTAATCCATATCCGTTAAACTCAGGTAAGGTATATCTACTGTTACTGTAGTATTAGCACTATCAAATATTTTCATAGCTAAATCAAAACTGTCTTTAACTACTCTTAATAATCTTGGAGCTGTCTCTACATTGTCATATACTAAATCATCCTCGTTATACTCCCAAATAGGAATATTAAGGAGCTTAATATTATTCAAATTGTATACGCTCTGAGTAGGTACAGTATAAGGAGCTGTAATTATCGTCTTTTCATAAGCTGCGTTATCATTGTTAACTACTAAGATACCTCCTTTAGTACTGGCCTCTCCAGACTCATAGCTATAATCTCCTAAATTATTCTGAGCATAGCCAGACTGATAAGACTCTTTATCTACTCTGGTAAGCTTAGTAGTCCAGTCTCTAGAGTTCTCTCTGGTATCCAGTAAATCCTCCATAGAGATAAATTGATACTGGTTAATGTTCTCTCTCTCTCTTATCATAACTAGACCGTACCTCTGGAGTATATCCTTAACAAAGTCTTTTTGTGTAAGCTCTGTACTCATATAATCCTGTACAGTTACTAAGCTCCCTCCAGAGATAGTATTTATCTGTACGTTAGTACTGGTAGTAAATACATGAGTAAAGTACGTAGCAGGGTCAAATGGATATTGAGGAGTAGGATTATCTACAGACAAAGTAAACGTTATAATATCTCCTGCAGTTACCTCCATAGTTAAGCTGCCAGTCTGAGGAGAGTCAGTAACTAAGTAAGGTAAATCCAGAGTCCTCTTAGTATTGCCATTAAGCTGAGTCCTCCATCTTACCCTCGTATTTGTCTGAGTATATGCTATAGTATAATTTAACTCTATAGTACCTGTATTAGTTACTACTATCTCTCCTGAGCCGTTAACTGTAAACTCTGCAGAGAAAGTATTAGCCGTTACTGCATGAGTATAATGTTGATTAATATAGGTCATATAGTTAGTACTATCTGCTATAGAGTCAGTATCTCCGTCTCCTTGGTCTGTACTACCTGCTGCAGACTCTATAGTAGTAATACCTCTAGTAGCAGGTAAAACTAGCTCTAGCCAGTCCGTATTTAAAGTAAAAAAGTCTCCTACATAGGTTAGGCCTGCCTCTGTAAATATCCTATCCCAAACTGTATGAGCATAAACGCTGCAGCCATGAGAGGCCATATCGTTACTGGTAAAGGTATCTCTCTTACCCCAATTAGCTAGGCCGTAAATATAACCCTCAGTATTACTAAAGCTAGACTCTACTGTAGCAAAGTCCAGTAAATGATTTTCTGGAGTAAAATCTAAATCTGAGATAACTTTATTACCTAGTAATCCTGCAAAATCTATAATACCGTCAAAGATAGCTATCCTATATCTATCCTTTAAAGTATCTATTACCTGCAGGTATCCCTGTACTACAATATAAGTACCCTGTATTATGTAGTCTACTCTCTGACTAGAGTAAGGTACGTTAGAGTTATTACCTATCGTACCAGTCATACCTAGTAGCCTCTGGTTTTTACCAGTCCTAGGAATTAAGATAGAGTTAGAGTTAGAGCTATTCCTGTTAGAAATATCAGCTATACTATTTACCCTAAGGTTAAAGCTTATTTTCTCCTCATGGAATAAATCTAAATCCTCTCCGTTAATTATTATCCGTCTAGCCATTGCTTAAAGTATTGGAGTTATTAGTTCTGGTAATTCAATAGTAAATTTAACCTCGTTTAATCGTTTCTTATTACTGTAGCTATATCCAGTAGTAACTTTAACGTCTATAAAGTTAGCATCTTGAAAGGCCTCAAAAGCGTTATACATTTGAACGCTAGGAGTAGTAAATAAATCTCTTAAATGTTCTGCCTCGTTTGCGTCTACAGTAGCTCTAAGAGTTAAAGTCCTCCGTCCTGAGTAGCCAGTACTTAAAGACGGTGCTACGTGATTAGGAGCGTTTAAGAAAGTGTTAGAGGAGATACTACCCAACTCTCTACTCTTAATCTGGTCTCTGTAAAACTCATCAAACAAAAAGTAAGAGTATCCTCCTGCATGGTTAAACCATCGTAAATAGACTCCGCATTTACTCGGTATCTTTTTAAGGTTTAAGTTAGTAACCGTACTACCTGCTGCAGGTACTAGAGCTACGTCTATCTCTAGCCTGTTTAAAGTATCCGTAAGAGGTAAGTAGCTTGTAGTAGTCCAGTTCTCAGTTCCTTTATCTACCCAAATACGCTGAGTATTTGTAGTTACTGTAGCTACTGCTGCAGTTACATCTGAGCTATTTAAGTTCCTAAACAGGACAGTATCCAGAGCGTCTACTCTAGCTATTTCAAAGCTAAAAGGGTATCCCTCAAAGTATGTAAGATTATAGTCTACTCCGTTAGTATTTCTATGTAATAACTGAAATGGATTAGAATGTATAACCTCGTCTATCTGTTTTACTCCTCTAATAAAAGTATAGGTAGGAGAGGTAGTATCATTTGTAGTAGTATTATAAGTACGTATTACTACAGGTAAAGAAAGGTATCCATAAGGAAAGGCCTCTAACCATCCTACAGGGTAAGTATCGTCAGGGTTTCTAAAGCCGTCTGCATTAATTAAACCCTTAACTATATCTAGTAGGTTAAATACATACTCTCCTCCTGCCTCAGGATATACGGTAAAAATCTCTCCTCCTAACAAAGCTATCTCTATCTCTGCCTTAAAGTTATCTACTAGGTCTGACTCAAATACAAGATAACTATCATTGTAAGCAGGGTAAATACCTGCAGGAGCTTTGTTTATTGTTATTGCCATTGTTAAAGGTTTTTAGTTATTAATTTTAAATCTACTACTATCTCATCTATAAAGCTCTGTACATTTATTCCAGATACTTTGTCTAATATCTCCTGTATACGAGCAGGAGTAATAATTTTCTCGTATATCTTTAAATGATTTTCTGTATTAGTACCTAAAGCTCCTATCTGAAATGCTATAGCATAGGCTAGCTGCGTTTGAGTCATACCCTCTATAAATGGCTGCAGTCCTCTGGCCTTAACC